TTGAAGGAATATTGCCTTCTGCTCAACCGTGTGTTATAATTGAGCCACCGACATCAGCCGGTAGACATTGTCGTTAGGACAGTAGATAAGGATAGGTCATGGCTAGAGAACGTAAAGAGAAGAAAGAACCAGTCGCGCTGAAGGAACTTCCGCCGAATTTCATCCCTGCTTTTTCGGCAGCGATGCCGGAGTGGTCCAAGAACATTTCCAGCGATCTGATCAAGGACGCGAACCTGAAAGGATCTCCTGGATTCGAACCAGGACCCGAACAAGCTCAGCAGGTAGAACAGATGTCCGCACTCGGTATGTCGACCATGGACATCAGTGCTGTTCTCCGAATTGAATCTCGCCTACTAGAGAAGTTCTACAAGTACGAGATCGAAACATCCACCTCGCGGGTCAACAATCAAGTAGCCAAACTCGCTCTTCAGATGGCCCTCAGCGGAGCGATGCCGGAAATGACGAAGTTCTGGCTCAAGTCTCGTGCAGGGTGGAAGGAGACGAAGGTCACCGAGATCACTGGAGCGAACGGTGGTCCGGTAGAGTTCGCCGAGGTCAAGCGCCGGATGATCGAAGCGGTAGAATCAGAAATCATCGACGCAGAAGTGATCGAGGAGAAAGAAGATGATTAAGTGGCTCGGTAGAAATCTTGTTCAATCGCCAGTCTTCTTGGCCCTCTGTACGACAGAGAAAGAGTTTCATAAAGAACTTAAGCGTCTTGGTCTCCCGAAGGAGCCGTTTATCTATGGATCCGGCGACGCCACGACGAGCAAATACGTCAGTAAAGAAGGAAATCACTGCGTTATCGTCACGATCCACAGACGAAAGAATAAAAAGAGAAGTCAAGTAGACGCACTTCTTGTTCACGAGGCTGTTCATGTGTGGCAATGGATCAAAGAACTCCTTGGAGAACATAACCCGTCGAAAGAATTCGAAGCATACTCTATTCAGTCGATTAGTCAAGAATTGATCGAGGCGTATCACAATGGCTAACGGGCCGGACGTTCTTAATTCCAAGGACGCATTATCCACCGATTTCATGAGTCCGAAAGAGAAGTTCAAGCTTCTCTTACCGTCAAAGCGACTCGAGCTGCTCAAGAAGATGTCGGACGAAGAGGCGGCGCGTCTTGACTATGATTGGGAATGGAACGCTCGACCGAAACAGTTGTCTCCAGACTACATGCAGTCCAAAGCCACCTCTTTCTGTATGTGCAAATACTTGGACGCTCAATCCAAGACACAACAGAAACTGAAACTCGAACAATTCCCTTCTTGTACCGGACAGACGTATAACGAAGTCACTGTTGACGAAGATGGCAAGATTCACGCGGTTCAACACACGGAACCCAAGGTTTGTGAATTCCGACAAAACTGGCAAACGTGGGTACTACTCGCCGGAAGGGGGTTCGGAAAAACACGCGTCGGAGCCGAACTCGTGCGACACGTTGTGGACACTGGTCAAGCGAAACGGATCAGCATCATTGCTCCTACATCAGCCGATGCTCGAGACGTCGCTGTGGAAGGCGAGTCTGGTCTTCTTGCTATCTCTCCTGCATGGAATCGACCTGTATACGAACCGACGAAACGTAAACTCACATGGCCGAACGGAGCCATTGCCTCCCTTTTCTCTGCCGAAGAGCCGGAACGCCTCCGAGGACCTCAGTTCGATTTCAATTGGTGTGACGAGACAGCCGGATGGGATCCTAATGCGCAGCAGATGGTGTGGGATATGATGTCGTTTGGATTGCGCTTGGGTAAGAATCCGCGATCCGTTGTGACCACTACCCCAAAGCCGACCATCCTTATTCAGAATCTAGTTAAGATGTCGAAGGACCCAGCGAATCACATCATCATCACCACAGGATCGACGTACGAGAACAGGACTAACCTCGCCGCACCGTTCCTGCGTCAAATCACGCAGTATGAAGGGACTAATCTTGGTCGACAGGAGATCTACGCTGAGCTTATCGACATCGAAGAGTCCGGAATCCTCAAGCGATCGTGGTTCAAGATGTGGCCCGCCAATAAAGCCTTCCCAGAAATCGATTTTGTGCTTCAATCATACGACACAGCCTTCACTGCACAGACAGAAAACGATCCTACCGGCTGTTTAGTGTTCGGAATATTCCGCCCTGGACCCGATGAGCCTCATTGCGTGATCATTTTGGACGCATGGACAGCGCATTTGAAGTATCCAGAACTCCGTAAGAAGACACAAGACGACTACCGGGCCAAATATGGTCCAGGAGAAGCTCCTGTAGACATGTTGTTGATCGAAGACAAAGGATCCGGCATTCCGTTGATCCAAGATCTTCAGCGGGCGGGGCTTCCAGTACGCAAATACAATCCTGGACGGCCAGATAAGGTCATGCGGCTCCACGCCGTGTCTCACCTTGTTCATAACGGGCGCGTCTACATCCCAGAATCCAAAAAGGTTCCCGGCGAGTTCGTCACATGGGCGGAAGATTTCTTACGCGAGGTATGTTCCTTCCCCAACAGCCCTCATGATGAATACGTCGACTGCTTGAGTCAGGGTCTGGCGATGTTCCGTGATCAAGAATGGGTGTCAATTGACACCCCAAAAGAGAAGGATCAATACGAAGATGACGATGTCTGGGAAGAAGGATCCAGCGGTTATTATAACCCGTACGCAGCGTAGGAGAACAGATGAACTTATTTATCGACTGTGAGTGGAATTCATTTGGTGGAGAACTGATCTCCATGGCTCTTGTCTCTGAGACAGGCTACTCGTTCTATGAAGTCACAGACTATTCTAACCTGAACTTAGCTCCATGGATTGTTGATCATGTGATCCCTATCCTAAATAAAGAACCAGTGTCTCGAGAAGTCTTTACAGAGAAACTGCACGCATTTCTTGCTCAATTCGATCACGTCCACATAATCGCCGACTGGCCGGAAGATCTGATGTGGTTCTGCAAAGTGTTGATCACAGGACCGGGAACAAGAATAGCCACACCAACGTTGACTATGCAGATAATCAGAGTGGACTCATTGTCTGAGCTGCCCCACAATGCCCTAGAAGACGCGAAAGGTCTCAGAAAACACATCCTAAGCTGGAGAACAGAATGACCGTAGTTGACTTCCCGAAGCATGTCACCGGAATGACTCCTGAAGAGGCTCTCTCGGTCGCTGCCGAACAGGATCTTCAAGAGATTCTCATTGTCGGCTACAACAAGGAAGACTTGCTCGTCACTATCGCTTCAAGGATGACCAAGCGGGACGTCTTGTGGATTATCAGGAGTCTCGAGCAGCACTTGTTTACAGTGCCGTTGGAGTGAGCTATACTGGCTCCAAATTATCTGGAGAAGTAGATGGGGCCACTAGAGAAACTGCGGGCGTTCGGTCTTTCTCCATCTGACATTCCCAAAGCGGCGTGGATGGGCGTCATGGATAGTTTCTCTCCGGAATTCGAAGAACACGCTGTAGACTACAATACTGTCGCAAATCAGGTATTCAACGAGCAAGGCTCTCATAACGAAAAGTACAACAGAACAAAAGGGTTCCACGGTGGTCTGGACTACATGCTTCGCTTCGGTCGCTCCAAAGAAGACGCCGAAAAGGTCGCCCGCCTGTATCAACTCAAACAAGCAATGTTCCGCGATCCCAAACAAGACCTTCTCGACCTGGAAGCTAACCTCGCCGGAATCTCTCACGGAGCATCAAATCCAGGAATGAAACCGTCACAGGGTCAGATTCTCGACCCAGAACAATACGAGGCCTTACTGCAACTGGCTCGTGATTACGCGGACAGAACAAGCCGGTAACACAACTCCAGCCCTCTGTGGTATACTGCGCACCATAAGTCTACGGATCACATGAAATGATTGATATCAACCGTCCTGAAGAACTCGGTACAGTGCTCCCAGAAGAGATCAATCTGGAAGATTTTCCGGAGCCAATGGAAGAGTTGATCGAGAACGAAGACGGGTCGGTTGAGGTCTCTCTGGATCAGTTGACACCAGAGCCTCAGGTGTTTGATGAGAACATTGCCGAGCGACTGGACGAAAAATACCTTGAGGACATGGCTGCCGATCTTCTTGACTTGATCAAGATCGATAAGGACGCCCGTAAGAAACGAGATAAGCAGTACGAAGAAGGCATTCGCAGAACAGGTCTTGGTGACGATGCTCCCGGTGGAGCTACATTCAATGGTGCAAGCAAGGTCGTTCATCCTGTGCTGGCTGAGTCATGTATTGACTTCGCGGCTCGAGCGATCAAGGAACTATTTCCTGCGAGCGGTCCTGTTCGTATGGAGACTGTCGGTGTTCTCCAACCTCAAGAAGAGGTTCAAGTCAAAAAGGTGGCTGAGTGTCTCAATCACCAATTCACTAAGAAGATCTCTGAATATCGCCGTGTACAAGAACAGAAACTGACTCAACTGCCGCTTGGTGGCAGTCAGTTCATCAAGCTGTATCCGTCGATGGAAAAGGGACGGATCGTAGCTGAATTCGTCCCGGTCGATAATCTCTTCATCCCCTACTACGCCGACTCATTCTACGACGCCGAGCGGGTCACACATCAGCAATTCGTCTCTGAAGCGGAGATGGACTCTCGGATCACAACCGGGCAGTATCGTGACGTTGCCGTAATCAAAGCAGTGACGAGTCCGGAGCAGACGGCGTCGTCCACAGCATCGGACAAGATTGAAGGCAAGGAGTCCTCTGGTCTCAATGAAGACGGCGCTCGTGTCGTGTACGAAGTCTACGTCTGGAAAGAGATCGTAGAAGATGATTTCAGCACAGGCTCACGTTCTCCGTACATCATTACTGTTGACGAGTATGACCAGACGATTCTGAGCATCCGCCGTAACTGGGATGAGACTGATCCTCTCCGTCTGAAGCTGGACTGGATTATCGAGGACATGTTCATTCCGTGGCGCGGCGCTTACGGTATCGGTCTTCCTCACCTGATTGGTGGTCTCAGCGGGGCAGCGACAGGTGCTCTCCGTGCTCTGTTGGACAGCGCTCATATCAACAACGCCCCGACGCTACTGAAGCTCAAGGGTAGCAAGATGAGTGGGCAGACCAAACAGGTCGACGTCACTAACATCGTTGAAGTGGAAGGTCCGGTCGGAGTGGACGACATCAGGAAGTACCTGATGACAATGCCTTTCAACCAGCCTTCTCCCACTCTGTTCCAACTGCTCGGTTGGTTGACTGATGCAGCGAAAGGTGTGGTCAGCACCGCCAGTGAGAAGATCGCCGACGCTACGTCCAACACTCCTGTCGGTACGACGCAGGCGCTGATCGAGCAGGGTGCGATCATCTTCTCCAGCATCCATTCGCGGTTACACTTCAGTCAAGCGAAAGTATTTGAAGTAACTCTGCGAATCCTTAAACAGTACTTCCCTGAGCAACTCGCCGAATTTGAACTTGACCCTGCGACGGTGTCGATGAAGGGCGTGTACCCTGTCAGCGACCCCAATATCTTCAGCGAAGCGCAGCGGATGGCCCAGATGCAGGGCGTCCTTCAACTCTCAGACAAAGCGCCTCAGTTATACAATCTGCCCGAGTTGCACAAGAATATGCTGTCGTTGATGAAAATCAACAACGCCGAGCGATTCTTAGTTCCGCCTCCTCCGCAACCTCAGCCGATGGATCCTGCTGGCGAACTAATCGCCTTTCTGCAGAACGCGCCCGTCGCGGTCGTTCCTGAGCAAGATCATCAGAGTCATCTACAGACTCACATCGCGTATCTGCAAGATCCTATGATGGGTCTCAACCCGGTGATGATTCCTGTCACCGCCAAGGTGCTTGATCATCTTCGGGAACACCTGACTCACTTCTTTGCTCAACGCTTGCAGCAGTCGATTCAACAGGCCCAACAGCAACTTCAGCAGCAGACGATGATGCAGGGACAGCAATATCAGCAGGCCATTCAGCAGGCCATTCAGCAGGCCGGGATGTATGGTATCCCGCCGCAGCAAGCGACGATGATGATTCCTCAGCCGCAAGCGCCTCAGTTGCCTCCTCCCGAAGCGATCATGGCTCAGGCGAGCACCCAGATTGTCCAGCAGGATACACAACTCGCCCAACAGGCGATGGAAGCGATCACTGCCGCGGATCAGTTTGTCAAGGAGAACATGCAGCAGAAAGATCCTAATATGGTCGCTGTCCTAGAACAGGCGAAGAACCAGCGGTTGGAGATCGAGCGCAAAGCTGAGAAAGACAAGGTTGACTCGGACATGGACAAGGCTCGTGAGGAAAATCTACGTGAGCTTGATTCTATTGACAAGATGGAGACCAAACGGGTCAATGATCTGAAAACGGAAATGGATCGTAAGGAGCAAGAGCACACTCAGAAGATGGATCTTCTCCAACAAAAGATTGAACTGATGAAAAACGACCAAGACAAC